GGCTTGACTTCTCGAATGGAGCTCTAGCATTTAATTTTTGCTGAGAAGAATTTGAAAGACCCACGCAAACAGTTAACTCAACGCGTTTGAAACTTGGTGCGTCCATAGTGGACTTATCTATCAATATGTAAGGATCAGATAATTTTTGATTAAATTCTGATGATTGACCCTGTACTGATACTCTTTTATACATTTGAATATCTAAAATTCTACCACTTTTAGTTGAACCAGCTCGCATCTCATCTGAGACCTCAAAAATAGCTCCAGGAAATAGATAACTAGCTTCCTGACCAGTTTTGAAAGTTATTGTTTCTGTCTCTAGTTGAGAGGAAAACAAAATCCACTTAGCGAGTCTTCTCGCTTGACTTTCGGACGTTATCCCAAAACCCATCGTTTCATTTTCCACATAACCAAATTTTTGCATAGCGTCAACATCTTCCTCAAAAGCTACATCAGGTTGGTAGTTTTTATCTTTATTATTAAATCTAACAAGACATGCTGTAAATTTTTTATTTTTATTGACTCCAGCATATGAAAAACCATCAATAGATACGTTTGAATTATTGAATAATTGAACAGCCCTTTTAAATGAATCCTGAACGGCGATAATTTTTCCTGCAGAATAAGCTATAATCCCTCTAAAAACAGAAGCTGTATTATTCATTATATTTAAAGCTTCAATTCTATCAGTTAAATAAATATTCGAAGAAAATCTAGGTTCAACTATTGGATGATTAATTTGTACTGCGCATGCGCCGTATGTTTTATTATCACTTGCGGTCATAGGATTGTTCGAGAAATTTGGTCCAGCCAAAGTTATCTCTTGATTTGTTGCGTCAGTTCTTAATACAACTCTTTCTTCTATTATTATTTCTCCAGTACGCATTGCAGATTTTTTCTGAATGTTTAAGATATCATCAGAACTTAAATTACTTAAATCAACATTATTTTGATGAAAAAAGAAAGCGATTTTCTTACCTCTAAAACTATCTCCATCACCAAATTCTTTTATAAAATTTTGTTTTATTTCTTCTTGAGATAAATTTGTATTTACATCAACTTTTAATTGCCCACTGTCACTATAAAAATTATCAGAATATATTTTTACCGTAAAGCTTCCGTTACTTTTTAATTGAGATAAACCTCTAGAATCTTCAGGGGTTTCTTCTATAAAATTATCGAAAAGTAAATTATTGTCAGTTTCAAACATTCTCGGAAAACCGCTTTCGGTTTCTATAGGGTAATTAGTCTCAACCAGTTGGTCGCAATATTTTGCTATTTTATATAATTGCCACTTATCGATATTCTCTTCTTCTAAACCGTATTTACCAACTCCATATCTTGCATTGTAAAGTAGATCATAAAAAATCCACGCAGGATTATCTGTCCATCTTTTATCTCGATCTGAAATAGAATGTATAGATTCTAAAGAATCTGATTGCCCTAAAAATAAACCGTCCCAAGGCCCATCGTATTTTTTTGAAACGGGGTCGTAATTAGATGGGATTAAAACTTTTTTCAATCTAACATGATATGTTCTTTCGGGGATATTAGAAAAGTTTTTTCCATCAAACATTAATTTACATATAGAGCTATGAGGGTAAAGCATTGGTTGTTTAATTATTTCAACTATATGACTAACCTCTAAATCTCTCGCTTTTGCAATTCCACCAACTTCTCCACCTTTCACAGAAGGATCATATTCTGCGCTGAGTCTAATTATTTTGAAAGTAACACCGCCGCTAATTTCTTCTAAATTTAATTTGGGGTTATATGATATATTCATATCAAATTGATAAGGAGCGGTAGCAATTCCATCTAAAGTAAAATAACTATTATACCCTTGTAGAGTAGTAGTTAATCCTGAATTAATTTCATAGTCAACTAGGCATTTAGAGTTTGATTGATCTAATATATTAAATTCCCCATTTGATCGAGTAATTAATATTGCAAATTTTATACTATTAGAAGAAGTAGATCCATCATCATTTTGAATATAAAGATTAGATTTTAAAGCTATTGATATTTTACCCACATTTTCATTAGAAACAAAATGAGAGAATATCTTTGCATCATTAGATAAAGCTTCATCAATAATATCATATTCTTTTTTACCGCCTGGATATGTTTTATTTCTGCCGTAAGGGCTAGCTCCGTATACAAGAGAATTATACTCTTTTACAGAAAATACTTCGTCAGATAAGATCGTAGAGTCTGATTCATCACCATCTTTAAATTTAGGTTTGCCCTCTTCAGAATCTTCATTTTCATTTAGAATATAATTAAGTGTTCCTTCGTCATTAGCGTTTCTCGGCGTGTTTTTTACTTGAACATTATTTAAATAAATTCCCTCTCTAATATCTCCACCAGATATAGTTCCTCCATTTTTATTAACAAATCCTTCTATTGGGCCCTCGGACAATAAATCTAAAATCTCTATTTCACTATAAGATTCTAAAGATTTTTCTTCAGTTGAACTTCTAAATCTTTTTGATACTTTTCGAGTTGCTATATTTGACGCGCCAATTTTTAATTTTCCGTATCCAAGTGGAACAGCAATACCTTGAGCTTGTCGATTAATTGCTCCAGCAATTAAATAAGATTTGGTATTCGTCGGGTCTTTTCTTTCTGGCGGCTTAGGTGGCTTAAATAAAACACTCATAACCACTTGAATTGCTGTGGATATCACTATTGCAGTGATAATCGATACAGCTTCAAAACCTTCAGCCTTACTAATTACATGAATCTCTTTACCACTAACAAGGTCTACTTCATCGGGTAATATGGCGCTATTTTTAAAATCTTCTTTATTTTTTATTTTTGAAGGGTTTTTATTTAATAAAATATATTGTATATTTCTTTTTGCGCAGTCGAGAATATATTCAAAAAAACCTTCATTATTCGCTTCTAGGGCAGAAAATGCTTCTTGAGCAGAGCCCACGTTCAGGCGCCACTTTTTACCAAAGCGCTTACCCAACTTACCATGTAAATATACCGTTTTCACTTTACCTTAAACCTTATATTCTTATACACTTATATTGTCGTATAAGTAAAAATCATCATCCTTCAAGCTATAAATCAAAAAAGGTATACATAATTCATTAGAAATATCTATATCTTTTATAGATGGATTAGCGCTACAGATAATATGACTATGAAAAATATATTCAACATCATAATCAATTATAATATTAGAATCTATAACAAAAGAAGAAGAAGGATTAATACTATTATTATCGCATTTTATAAATTTTAATAAATTATTTTCTTTTATTATTATGCCGCAGCTTTCTTGCGTTGGATTTTTTCTTGAATAAGATTTTAGTTGATCCAATAACAGCGAATCAAAAATTTTATTCAACTGAGAATTTTTCTGTACCCGGAAATCCACCGAACCTCAAACCCTTATGGGTTCTATTTGACTTGTTATACTCAGATAAATTTTCAACATCTTCTATAAGGGGCATGTTTCTACCTTCTCCGCGACCATTAGTATTCCAATGATTTTTACCAAAGTCATATTTACTTAATGCGCTTTGATTATCGAAAGCGCTAACTAAATCTCCGTAATTATTTACATATTTTTCGTAATCATAATTCAATTCTGTTTCCTCAAAACTACCAAACCTTTTCTTGCATGCTTCAAAAGTTTTCTGGCATTCGTCTTTTGCCCAATATTCTTTATCAAAAAACGGAACATGATCTTTTGCGATTTCGTGAGATTGTATGCAAACAAAAACCTGAGGAGTAGACTTGTATGGATTGTTAGAATTTCTTGGTATTATCTTTACAAGATCATTTAATTTGTATCCAGCGTCACTAGAACTTCTTCCATTTTTATCCCAATCAGGAATATCCAGTAAACCATTTGGGTATAAATCTGGATCAACTTTTCCTACATCGTAAACCGGAGAGTCGCCACTAACAGACGTTAAATTGGGGTTTTTTGCAAAACCCTCTCTAAGATTTCCTCCGCTTCCATCTTCGATAGGCAATCCTTTATACCCACAACCAATAGAACACCTATATGTCCAATTACAATAACTTGATAATACTATTCTTGCAGGAACCCAAGAATCTTCAAACTCTAAAACTGAAACCAACTCAAACTCAATTCCAACCTTATTTTCTTGAGTTTTTTTATTTATAAAATATACATCGTCAGGAAGGTGCGAATTTGGATCCGCTTCACCAAAAGGATTTTTACCTTTTTCATTTAAATTTCTGTTTTGGAAATTATCATCATCTAAAAATCTTACATAAGTCCTTTTTCTTGTGACTTTACAATTTGTAAAATCACTATTCGAATGGACTATTTGAGACAATACTCCATCTGGATTTGCTATAGTTAAAGTTGGCCTAGGTAATCTTCCATCAGATTTATGCTCGAACCCTTGAGCTCTTATAGGTAGCGGTTGATAACCCTTGCCTTGCCAGTATATAGGGTTAGTTCCATTTATCATTGGGCAAAAACGGTAAATTGAATCTGCTCCAATAGAAATTCCATATAGATCCTGTAGGATTTCAAAGTTTGGTTGCAAAGAACTAAAATCTATTTCATATAAATCAACCAATGCATCAGGACTTAAAGATATAAGTTGTTTATTTAAATTTGATTCTGATTTACCCATTTTAATATGTTATATATGCTTTTAATAAACCTGTTTGAGGGCTATAATCGGTTGAACTAGTAATTACTAAATCTCCATAATAATAACCTCCTAATTTTAATATTTCAACAGAATCAACTGTTGATCCTGAAGAATCTGTATCTTCAATTAATATACCCTGATCAGTCAAGATATCAAAAGAAATTTCTGACTGTTGAATACCGCCAAATAAAACATCAATAAATGCCTCGCCACCTCCAGGGATTTGGCTGGCAGTATTATTCTTTACAAACTCTTCGACTATAAAATAATCGCAATCAAAAAACCTTTGAGAAGAAGATAAAGTTGATTTTATTTGACCTACATTATTCTGAAAAAAAGAATTCACTCTTCCATTAATTCTTTCTGGTCGATAATTTCCAGCAGAACCCGTAACAACAGTAAAAGATTGACCGCCCTTTATTCCTTCTGAATAAGATTTTGATAGTTTAATTTTCTTACCCCTAAGATCAAAGTCAACTTGAGAGTCTGATATTAACGGTTCATTAGAAGGAAGATCAAAAATATAATCTTCTTTTTCTAAATCGCTGCTAATTACGGCAGGAACGTTATTTGTAACTTGACCAATTATGGAAAAATTACCTATGCTCTGTGCAGAAACACTTGCGTTATAAAGCTCGATTGGTGAGTCTCCAATATTTTTTAAAAATATTCTACCTTTAATCGCCTCATCAAAAGAAACCTCTTCCCCAAAATCTTTTCTTGAAAACGCAAACGGAGAAGTAAAAACTAATTCCCCTGTTGAGAAAATAGGCTCTGTAATTAAATTGGAATACTGATCCGCCTGCAGGTTAAAAGGAAACTCCTCAAATCTTGCGGTTATATTATGATTGTTCTTGTGAACATATGAATGACTCCACTCTTGACATACAAAGTTTTTGACAGAATCGTATGGAGACGGGGCCTTAAAAACAAAAGGCTTGCAACCCATTTTTTGTTCAAGAAAATGAAGTATAGCATAAGCTTCTTCGTCATCTCGATTATTAAACTGCAAATCTAAATTTAATAAACTTTCATTTATTCCATCTTGATATATTTGAGTATATTTTCCATCAAATGATACATTATTTATTCTTATTTTTTGATCAACAGATAATCCAATCGATGGTTTCCAATTAAAATCCTGAGTCCAATACCCTGTATTTATATTCGAGAACAAACCAGACTCGCGCGTCCATTCTATATTTTCTTGTACAGGCGCAATATTATTATTATCATTTATACAATAGTAATATTCATGATTACCAGTATAAAATACAACATCATTTTCATAATAATTAAAATTACCAGTATAATCATCAGCCTTATTAACAAATAATTGTTCAGACTTATTTAATAAAGAAGTATTAAAATTTCTAAGTCTAACATTTATATCATTACTATTTTCAAAATTTAAAGAATGAGAAAAATCTGCGCAATAAAAAGTTTTTGATTGAGTTGCCGTTGAATCGTATGGATGAAATGTCGCGTTACCATCCCACCTAAAACCAGATATACCTTGACTATACTTTAAATGAAGAGAAGATTTATCTTTTTCTTGTTGACCTTGTTTATTTTCCAAAAAGTGAATAAGTGCATTGGCTTCTCGATTGGTTCGATTGTTAAACTTTAGATCTACTTCAAAATTTAAAGAGTTTACGCTGTTTGGTTGAAGTATATAATAACCATTTCCATATTGATATTTATGATTGTTAGCTTTAAAATTAACTGTCGAACCATAATCGGCATCAAAGAAAAATAAATCAGAAGTCCAAGCGTCAGGATTTAAAGAGGGGTCAGAATTTACAACCTCCAAAGATATGGAATGATTACCAGAAGACTCGAAATGATCAATCGAACTTGAAGATATTCCAAGC